CCCCACCCCATGCAACAATGTTAAAACAGACTAGACTTGGCTAACTTATCAGCAACCTGCTGTCTGTAAGCGGGATCTTTGTCGTATCTGGGGTCACGCATAGCAGCAGTTAATTCTGCATTGCTTTCAAACTTCCCGCCAGAGGACACAGAGCCTGTCTGTCCAGTAAGGAGACGAGGTTCTGCCTCAGAACGATAACGAGCATTAAGACCTTGGATCGCTAACTTAATTTGATTAGTGTCACGCGATCCCATTGTTGAGTTAAACGCATCAATTTCATCAGGGGGTAGATTATCTGCTGCCCACTGTACTAGTTCTTGATACTGTTCTGCACCACCTACTAGGTTGTACATACTAGATTGGACTTGTTCAGACAAAGCGTTCTGTCCGTCAATCCATGAGTCAACTACTGCCTTTGAAAAACCAGCCTCAGCTAGTGCTTGATAGGCATCTTCAGTTAATCCACCTAGCTCTTCATATTCCTGTTGGAACGCATCAAAGTCTAGGCCATTTGCATCTAGTGCTTCAGCAATATCAGAAGGAGTAGCATCTGCTACCTGCTCTTCTGTTACTTCTGACTCTTCTTCTTGCTGAGGTTTACCTAGCTTACTCTCTAATGCAGAGTATGCCTTAGCCATGTCCTCAACTGAATTAAATTTCTCAGGTAGCCACTCAGGACGCTCAGGGTCTTGTTGACTACCTTCTACTTTAGCCAGCATAGCATCTACATGCTCTTGCGACTCAGCAGGTTCTTCTTGATAAGTGTTAATAGTGTCTGCCATTATTTACCTAACCTTCTACAGCCCCTTTAGCTACTTGCGGAGCAGCACTTTGTGCGATCTGCATAGCTGCTTGAGCTTCCATCTGTTCTTGTTGCATTTGTTGTTGCATCATTTGTTCTTGTTGTTTCTGCTCAGGTGACTTAATAAGTCCTGAGGTATCAATACCAAGTGACGCAGCTAGGCGATCAATATAATCACCTAAGTTCATCTCACTCTGAATAACTTCTGGCCCCAGCGGTTGAAGATATTGTAAGAAAGTTGCTAGTTTATTTAAGTCTTGTCCACGGCCTAGTGCCTCAATGCCTGTTACTACTGTAGGCTTAACGCTATCCTTAGGCATACGTGGCATCTTACCTTGCTTAGTTAATGACTCAAGCAGTAAGTTGATTAGTGGTAGCTGAAACTCCTGTGATAGAATAGAGTATACTCCACCAAGGGCTGTCTCTAGTTCCTGTGCCATGAAGCGTACTTCTTCTGCTGTCACACGCTCTGCTGATCGTTGTACAGAGGAGTTTAACAGAAAGGCAGCACCAAGTCTATCGTTAATCATACGCATAGTCTCTAGTGAAACACGGAAGTCACTACCTTTAGCTACCTGTAGGGTAGACACATCATTACTATCGCCCTGTAGGAACGCACCATTAGGTGCAGCAGCTAAGTCTTTACTTTTTGTAGTACCATTAGGACGTACAAGGAACAACACCTTAGCTGAAGCTGCACTACCTTGTACAATAGCTTTTGTTAAAGCCTCAAGGCTACGTAAATCGCCAATGTATTCTTCAATAAAGCCTCGCCCATAGTCTTCACCATCAATACGGATAAACCGTAGTGGAATAAAAGGGCTTTGGTCTAACTTAAATTTACCCTTAGTCTTCTCTATAGTCATACCAGCTACTTCCTGCATGACTTCGTATCTGTTATCCACACGCTTAAGGCATGTATACAAATCATAGCTCTTAACAGGAGTATCTGATGGTGGGATCATGTCCTTTATTTCATCAGGTAGTGTAGATGGAGCCATAGACTCCTTGGTAATAATCTCTAATACATTACCCATAGTGTCACGCTTAGTGCAGTAACGGTCAGGACGGAATACTTTCATTCCCCCTTCTTTGGGCATGTAGACAAGAGCATTACCAGTAACGATAAGTAACTTGAGTGCCTCAAAGACTGGCACACGAATAGCCTTACCTTCAATTTCTTGCATAGCAGCACGTTCAATACGTGCAAGTCCTTCTTCTACCTGACCACGATTTGCACCTGCTAGTTGTTGCAAGTCAAAGTCATCAATGGTTAGACGAAAGAATGGACTGTTAGGTGGGAGCAAGGCAAGCAATAGCTTTGATGCTAGGTTGTTTACACCTCTTGCTCCAATACCCTGATAGGGAGTAGCATAAATAGAAGAACTACTATGACCTTCCTCTGGTAAAAGAGTAGGAATAGTAAGCCTTGCTGCTTCTCGCCCTCGTTCTAGGAACGTGTCTCGTTCACTTTCTAGTTGGCTGTAGCGTTTAGCTACTGTACCTACGTCTTGTTCCATGTGTTATTCCTTATCCATAATCTTGCTTTTATACTTTTTCATACGCTCACTTTGTTCAATGATAGGAGCAGATGAAGTAGTATCAGGCATCATGTCAGTAGGTTTAGCAATCTTTTCTTTTTCATCATCAGCATCTTTGCTTATGAGTTTTTTAACTTCACTTGTGTTTACTGTGAAAGCACCCATATTAATCTCCTATGAGACAGGGATGTTTAACCCTGAACCACCTTCACCACCTACGTTAGCAGAACCACTTTTAATAACCAAGGCTTTTTTACCTTTTCGCCTACGTCCCATTTTACCAGCGTCTGTTTCTACCATAGCTTCAACCTCTTCACCCACTGGTCTAGCAGCAGCAGTAGAGGCTGCAGCAGGTGTAGGTGCTGGTGCTGGTGCTGGTGAGGATCGTTTAAAAAAAGCCACCCATATTATACCCCTGTCGTTGGAATTTGTAAACCTGAACCAGAACTACCTGTCTGTATAGAGGTGTCTTTTAAATCAACACGCAGCTTGCGTTTACCTGTTTTCTTTTTTATTTGATCTGCATCTAAACCTTGATCAGCAAGCTCAATGTCTGGTGTCTTAGCGACAGCAGTTACTGGTCTAGCTGGTGCTGGTAGTGGTTTAGGTGCAGATGATCCGAATAGTCCACCCATATGTCATTCCCCATAATCTTCGTTATAAATATCTCTAAGTTTTTTTACTACTGATTGTTGTCCCCTGAGAAACGCTAGTTCCTCAGAGGTGATTTGTTCATGTGGAAGTTTATCGGGATAAAGTTCCTGTAAAGCGTTCAGTAGAGCAGTAGTAATGTTTAATGAATATCCTAGTACATTAACCATATAAAATTCACTTTCGCTAATAGGTACAGTTTAGATATCTACTAACTCACAAGCACCTGCAGTACAAGCTAAAGTCTGGCTACCAGATGTAGTATCTACTTTCTCATACGCAGACAAAGCTGACCAATCAATCTTAGAAGGCATCTGTTTCTTGAGTTCTTCATAGGTTTCTTTATCAACATCCTGATAGGGTGCTTGTGCATATGTGTGGTCACTGTGTGGTAGGAATGAGATGCCTGAGCAGATGTCAAAGTTCTCATAGACCCACGCACCTACTGCCATCCACTCTGCATCCTTGACTGTGATAGTCACTGATGGTTTGTGTTCACACCAGTTGAGTGCGTAGTTCTTCCACAACTCTAACTGCTCTAGTGCAGTCATATCGTTGCGAGTAACAGCACCAGTCGGTGACTTAGTAGGGAAGCTGAACACTGTAGTAGAGTCAGGCTTCATCACGCATGGTTCAGCAGGGATACCACTGTCCTTCATAAACTGTGTTAGTGGGTCTTTGTTATCTCCACGTACAGTACGGATGTAGTACTCGCTATGTCTTGCATGAATACCTGATGCACTATCTACTAGCTGCGATACAGTACCTGAAGGTTTGACGCAGGTGATAGCAGTAGAAGAAGTGATACCTAGCTTGTCAGCATAGATACGATTGACATCAATAGCCTGTAGCTTAAGCTCTTTTAGCCAGCGTGGGCTATCAACAGTCTTAGCTAGTACATTGTTATCCATAATACCTGTTAGTGATACACCAAGTAGACGCTCTTCTTC